CGGGCAAATAGTAGTAAATCTCTTTTTAGCTCCTTAGAAGTCATTGATGTGACTTTAGAACCCAGTTCAACCCTTAGTATCGCTTCTGCTTGGTCAATTTCAATATTCATTGCCATATTGAGGGCATTGATTTCTAATTCTAAATCTTCTAATTCATCAATTGCTTCTGCAACGTTGTCAACTTCATAATATGAATTAATTCTAGCTGGATGATATAGTGATAATAGTTTTTGCAAGTTCTGTTTTTCTTTTGGTACAAATAATGCACCGTTCTCAAAAACAATATGGCCCATTGTGGATTCTCCTTTTTGTTCTTCTTTGAATGGTGAATTTTGATTTGTTGCATACCTCAATTCTTTTTGTTCACCTGTTGCTGCATCAAACCATAAAAATGGATATCTAGCTGAATGTTTTGATTGAATTGTGTGTGTTAATGGCGTATATCCAGTACTTAATATATACGTTCTATCTTTTATTTCCCAAGTTTCTTTTACTTGTGTTTTTTGTGTTGTTGACATAATATGATATGATTATTATTTTTATTATTTATTTTAGTAAATATTACCCCCGCTATTACAACGAGGGTAAATTTACATTATTTAATTACTATACTGAAGTAAACAATACAAAATTGTTTGCTCCTTGTACACATAAACATCTTTCAGATAAGAAATGCACTTCCATTGCATCTGTATCAGAAGTATAAGCCCCCCCAGCAGAGCCTAAAACCCAAGTTTTCATTCTACGATCGTCTGCTTGAGAAGCTCTGTAACGTACGTGTAAGAATGGTCTACGGATGTTAGTTCCTAATTGTTGGTCATATACAGTAGAAGTACCAGCAGGAATTAAAACTCCATCAATAGTAGCCCCAGTACCAGTAAGGCCTCCTCTTGTAGAAGCATCATTTAGATATTTCCAGTCAGTTTTGTAGAAATCATAAGATCCTCTACGGAAACCTGTAAATCCTAAGTTAAGAGACATTTGCTCAGAGTTTTCAAACAACCCGTAAGCTACACCACCGTTTGCTCCAGAAGAAAGACCGGCTAGCATGTCGTCAATTTCCAAAGAAGTAGCTCTGTTTAAGAAAAGCATATTTTCTTCAATAGCTCCTTGTGTATCTAAGTTTTTCAAGATATTATCAAACGTAGCTAATCCGTCTCCAGAACCAGCAGCTCCATTACTAAATGCTGCAAGTGTATTACCTCTTTTCTTAACAGCGGCAAAAAGACCTTCAGTCCCTTTTTTGGCACCAGCCGCGATAGCTGCTGTAGTACCTAATTCTCCTTCAACTACTGCCATTTCAAGATAATCTTCAAAACGCAATCTTGTTTCAGATTCAGCTTTAAGATACCATAAGAATCCACTTGCTCCAGCTTCTGTGGCTACTTCAACCCATCCAACTTGAGCCATGTCAGATCCATTAACGGTATATTTGTTACGGATGATGATAGGTGAATTGCTGAATTGAGTAAATGCTGGGTCGATGCTAATATAAGAATCTCCCGTTAAGGTAGACCCTTTAGAATACTCAGAACCATAAACGAATACTTTACAACCAGTTGTTCCAGTTGGAATACCGTTAGTGCCATTTGATCCAGTTACAATAGAAGCTGACAAATAAGGGGCAACTGTAATAGTAACCTCATTTGCTACAACAGCACCTACTGCAGTTATAATCGCTTTTACTTCACGACCAGTTGCAGGGTTAATTATAACAACTGTTTGGTTTTTTGATAAAACGTTCTCAACGTTAGCCGTAACTCCATTATCAGTAACAGAACCTACTGGAAATTTAAAAGTTGTAGCTGTAACTACTGTTACACTTTTGTAAGCAATGTGTAATCTGTTTTGTTCAGACCAAATAACTTGATCAGATTGCATAGGCATTTCAGCTCCTACCATACGAAGGAATCCTGATAATGTTCTATTACCATATCTTTCTACTTCTTGTTCGTAGATTTCTGGTAAGTATTGTTTTGCGAATGTTCCGCCACCTGTTGAAGAATCAAATGTTAAATAATTTGCTCCATTTGGCGTTTGGATTTGGCTTGGTACAAGAGTACCAAATGCCGGTGATGTAGCTACTGCTGCCATAATTTTTTTAATTTAATGTTAAAATTTTCTTTGTTGTATTCTTAATTTTGAAGTATCAACACCATTGACTGCTTTAACACGTATTCCGTTAACAAATAATTCTCCTGAACTAGTTTGCCTAGGCTCAGTTGAAATGTTATTGGATTTTGCAACAACTTCTTTTATAGCATCGGCTTTCCCTTGCTCGTAAAAGTGTTTTGCAATTGTGTCAACATTATCAGCGGCGTACATGGCTTTATGATACCCTTTCAAATCTACAACATCTCCCTTATCATTTAAGAACTTCTTAACTAAGTTAGTTATGTTTGATTGTTTGTCCGCTACAACATCTTTATTAGCGACTCCATATCTAAAACTTTTATCCCCCAAATTAAAATCAAAACCTTTGAAATCTTGGTTAAATAAGTTTTTAGTGTCATCTTTAAATTTTGAATGTTGCAACTCCACCATTTGTTGCTCCTCATTATAGCGGTTAAAAAAGTCATTTGCTTTTTGTTGGTCTTGTGTAATACCAGGTCTCAACTTGATTTCCTCGTAATATTTACTTTTAAGTCCATCTAAAAAGGTTCTTGCTTTTGCAACCTCTTCTTTGAAAGCGAGTTTCTTTTTACGAATGTCTCGCTCTTCGTCCAGCTCTTCATCATATTCAAAGTTGTCTTCCATAAGGAATTCAATCTCTTCATTATCTAAATGCGGGCGTGTTTTTTTATAATATTCCTTTAATAAGGTTTCGTTATTTATATTTGAGTAATCTGCATTAAGCCTAACATAATCGTTAATATCCCCACCTGTTTCTTCCATAAAAGAAATAAGTTTCTCTATATTTTCAGGTAATGGTTTTCCGGAATATTCTGATGCTCTTATTGCTTCATTAGCTTCCTTCGTTAGATTAGTTGTTTCTTGGCGAATTTCTTCTTCAGTAATTTCATTTATTACAGTTACTTCTTCTTCTTGACTGGCAATGATTTTAGATTCTTCGTTTCCTTGGACCACTTCTTGCAATCCCACTTGGGATCCTTCGCTGCCCAGCATGCTTTCATTTGTGTTTTGCTCTTGAACGGCATCTTGTGTTTCTGTTTCGTTAGGAATAAATACTTTTGTTGCCTCCGGTTCTTTTGCTACAATAGTTTCGTCTTCTTTGATTGTAACTTTTGTAATCTGATCTGCTTTATTTAATTTCTTTGAGGGCTGTTTCTTTATTTTGAATTCTCCCTCTGTTTTAATTTGTTCTGACATGATATAATATTATAAGATTGATTGGTAAAATTTATTTTGGTTCGAACTGAGCTAAATCAAAACCACTCATATTATCAAAGCCAGATGACTCAAAGTCCTTTGGCATTGTTTTATTTTGTCTTTGATCTATTAGTTCTGACTGTTGAGTTGCAGTAGTTTTTAATCTACTGTCTTTACGGTCCTCAATAGCGTTAAGTTTTGATTGTTGTGCTTGGGCATTAATCTGGGCTAATTGCATTTGGTATCTAAACTCTTCAGCCATTAATAACTTTTTAAGTTCGGCTTCTTGTTGCATTTTTTGAATATCAAATTGCATTTTTGCCTGCATTTTTTGTATTTCAGTTTGCGCTAAAGCTTGATTCTTTTGTACTTCTGCTAAAGCTGCTGCTTCTGTTGTTTGAGAGTTTGCCTGTGCTTGCGCTTGTATATTTGCTTGTTGATTTGCTTGATCTCTTTCTTGTTTTTTTCTTCTCTTATATTTCAAAGATTGATTAGCAAGTTTAAGATTATTAATTTCTCTTAAATCAATTGCGTCTTCAAGATCAATACCACCTGTTTGCAAAGCAACTTGTATGTTTTGTTCTAGTTGGGCTTTCTCTTCTTCGTCTGGTTCTAACTCTAAGAATATACCAAAGTCGTGAATATCTAGATTTTGCAATTCCTCTAATGTTCTAACATTTGATACTGATATGCTTTGCACTAATGCGTTTGCTGTTAGCGGAAACTTTAAAGAATCCCCTATCCTTTTGGATATGTTCTCACATATTCTTAAAGTTATATATAAACTAGCGTCCAATACGTGTCGCGTTGCTACATTTGAATTAGCCGCAGCCATCTTCTGCAAACCTACTAATGAATTGGAATCAGGCATAGAACCATCTCTTGCTTCATTAAGACCTGTTACATCACGTATCATTTGTAAATAATATTGATACGTATTTATTAACGATGAAATTTTGGCATTTCCAGACGATGTTTGCAATTCTTGAATTGGAATTTTACCTGGGTTACCAGATCCGTCTTGTGTCATTGATCTACCAACAATACTACCAGTTTGGAAATACATATTCAATGCTTCTGCTGGATTGTAATTTGTACCGTTACCTAAATCAACTTCGGCTAAACCGTCAACATCGACGAATACTCCATCAGGAACCATCCTAGCTAGTACCTGTTGTAGTTTTAAATGCGTTAATTGAATCATATCTGCAAAAGAAGTAATTCTGCTTACTATAGACTCAATTCTCCCTTTATAGAGACGTGGCGCACAAATGGCATAATTCATATCTGCTTTCGTAGTATC